GTCCGCCCGCTGCATCCGCGGAACCTGGAGCGCCGCCGATGGCTCCTACTCGTTTCCGTATATCGCCTATCGCCCGAACGGCTATTTCGCCGTCGCCTACGATTATAGCGACAACCCGCTGAATGCGGCGATTGCTGACCTGATCACCCCGGAGCCGATGCCATGAGCAACGTCATGGGGTTGGCCGTGGCGCGGCGCACCAGTCGCGGCGAACTGTTGGCGGGCTGGCTCGACGGCGGCGAGATTCGCGTCTATGACGGGACGCGTCCCACGGATGCCGATACCGCCATTACGACGCAGGTCAATCTGGTCACGTTCGACATTCCTGATCCTTCGGGAACCGTCACCAATGGCGTATTCACCGGCGAAGAGATTGAACCGGCCATTATTCTGGAGTCAGGAACCGCATCCTGGGCGCGCGTCGTGGACAGCACGGCAGCGACCGTTTTTGATGCGGATGTGGGCGTCAATGGTTCAGGATCGTTGATCGAACTGGATAACACCAGCCTGGTGGAAGGCGCGACCGTCACGGTCACCAGTTTCACCCTGACCGAGCGCTGACATGCCTTACAGCCCGCCCGTGGGGACGGCGAACCTCGCGCTGACGGGCAGTTATACCCCGCCCACCGGGACGGCCAATCTCCCCATTGGCGCGGGCGCGGGCGATGATCGTCTCGCCGTCATCGCCGGTGAATCGCTGGCGCCCACGGGGCGATTACGCATTGGCAGGTTTTATTACGCCAGCGCGGCAGGGGAATCCCTCGCGCCCACGGGGGCGATTCGGGCCGATTACGATCCTAACCTGCTCAGCGCCGTCCATGCGGTTTCAGCGGAGCGTTGGCAACCGGGAACCCTCGCCGTCAGTGGCGTGGCGGATCATCAGCAGAACTCGTTGTTGCAACTCGGTGAGGGGCTGGCGCGCTGGCAAGCCGCCGATGGACTGCCGGGGTTTGCGGTCGAGGTCTGGCAGTCTTCGCCGTCCTTGGCGAACAGTGGAGTCGATGGCTGGCAGGAAGCGGACCTTGCGGGTCAATCGAGCGCCCCCCGCTGGCAGCCAGCCCTTCGTCTGGATCGTCAAACCGGAGATGTCTGGCAGGACGGTCAGCGCGAATCGTTCTCCACGATTCCGCACTACCAGAACCCGTATCACACCGAGCAGTTCGTTCAGGATCGCTGGCAGGAAGGCGCGTTCGCTTCGCAGTTTAACCGTGAGCGGTTTCAGGACGGCCATCGTCTGGAAGCGGTCGAGATCGAAGTCTGGCAACAGGCCGGCTATCCCGGCAATGCGCCGAATCCCGGCCCCTCCATACCTTTGCCGTATCCGACGCCCTGGGGCACGAATCTCCGCATCGCTTGCCCATTGCCCGGTACGGCGCTGCGCATCGGGCGGGCGCCCTGCATCCTGATTGCGGAACGGGAAATTGCCGTTCAAAGGAGCTATATGAGCATCAATAGCGCCAGCCTGGTGCGCTGGCCCGATCTGGTTCCGTTGCCCGTCACGGCCATGACGATTGAGACGGATTTCGATTCCTGGTGCTGGGGATTCAGCGCCACGCTGGCGGGGAGCGATGCCTGGGCGCTGGTGCAACCGAACCCGCTGGCCTGTGAAGTGCTGGCGACCATCAATGGGCAGCCGTGGAAATTCCTGCTCGATGTGCCCTCGACGAATCGCGCCTTCAACCGCGATCAAGTCACACTCAAAGGCCGTTCGCGTTCCGCCTGGTTGCAGGACCCGTACACGCCCGCCACGAATCGCAGTGAAGCCGAGGCTCGCACCATGCAGCAGCTCGGGGAGGCGGCCCTGGATTTAACCGGCTGGACACTGAATTGGGAAGGCGAGGACTGGCTGGTCCCTGCCGGGCGCTATAACAGTTTCAACACCCCGATCGGGGCGCTGATTCGCCTGGCGAACACCACCGATGATGGGCTGTACACCGACCCCGATCTGCAGATTCTCACGCTTCAGAAACGCTGGCCGGTGGCGAGTTGGCTCATCGATGGGGAAGTGGCGGACCTGTTGATTCCTGAGGCGGCGATCATCACCCTCTCAAAATCCCCACGATACACGCAGCCGCTGAATGGGGTCTATGTCAGTGGCGAATCGCATGGCGTGTTGGGATTCGTCAAGATCGCCGGAACCGATGGCGCGTTGCAGCCGAGCGATCCCATCGTCAACGAACTGCTGTGCGATGAAGCGGGTGTGGCGGCCCGGCAACGAGGGATCAATGCCCTGTCGGATTCCGGTTCCGGTTTCACGATGGAGGCTGAGACGCTGTTCTATCCGCCGACCTTCCCGCTCGTTCCGCCGGGCTTGATTGTCAGTATCGCCGGAATGAAGGGTGTAAGTCGCGCTTGTCGAGTGACGGCGACGTGGAGCCAGGGCTTGCAGATCAAACAATCCATCGAACTCGAACGCCGCGAGGTGGAGTCATGAGAAACCTCTTCAAACGGTTCTCGGATCTGACGGGCCGCAAGCTGCGCACGGTGGGGACGTGCGTCGCCGCCGATTTCGGCGAGTGCAGCATCCAATATCCGGGCGGGTCTATTGTGCGGGTGAAAGGCGCTGGTGTGGTAAGCAGCCGCTATTTTGTCCTGGACGGGAGACTGGACGGGGAAGCCCCTGCCCTGGCGAGTTTGGTGATTGATGTGTAGATGTGCGGGATTTGTGCGGAACGCCCGCCCGGCCTGGGGATTCCCTGGCGTTTCCTGTCGAGTCAAGACGCGGGCCAGTGGGTTAAGTAATTGATGAGATTAGGTTGTAATAGCGCTTCACTTCGTAGGCGAAAGGGCCGCTTTCAAAAAACCATCATTGATTCATCCGTTTGCGGCGGTCTTTTCCGGGGCTGTGTCGGGATTTGTGCGAACCAGGCGCGGGCGACTAATCCGCTCGGCATGTTCGGCTAAATGATCCGCCCCTAAATGGGCATACCGCAGCACCATATCCAGGCTGGCCCAGCCTCCCAGTTCTTTAAGGACGGGCAGCGGTGTGCCCGCTTGGACATGCCAACTCGCCCAGGTGTGCCGCAGATCGTGCCAACGGAAATTCTCAATGCCGGCGCGCTGCAATGCGGCTGACCAGGCGGTCCCTCGGGCCTTGCGCACGGCTCGCCCCGCATAGGGGAACACCCAGCGGGGATGCTGGCCCTGCTGTTCTCGCAGTACACAGACCGCCTCGGCATTGATCGGGATAGTAATCGACTTGCCGGCTTTCGCCTGGTCGCCATAAATCCAGGCGACGCGCCTGTCCACGTCCACCTGCCGCCATTCCAGTCGACAGACATTGGTCTCCCGCAGTCCAGTGGCCAGTGAAAACCGCGCCATGGCGGCGAGGTGGGCGGGCAGTTCCGCCACCAGCCGATCCGCTTCTTCACGGGTCAGCCAGCGGATACGCCGTTCGCCCACCGGGAGATTCTGTAGAACCGGCACGGCGGCCAGCCAGCCCCAGCGATGCGCGGCATGGAGCACGGCACGGATCGCGGACAATCCCTGATTGATCGTGCTGTTCATGACTCCAGCGGCGCGCCGCTCCCGAAGATAGTCCGCCACGGTTTCCGCGTTGACCTCATCAAGAAATCGATGACCCAAAGCAAAATGGGCCTGACGCAAATGCAGTTGCACGTTCGCCAGCCCCTTGCGCTCCGGGTGATCTTCAATCCAGCGCACCACGGCCTGTTGCCAGGTATGCCGGGGGGATTCTCCTAAGCGGCATTGTCGCCAAAGGGCGGCTTTGCGCCGGTCATGGAGTTCCTGGGCTTGGCGGCGGTCGGCAGTCTGAGCAGACTCACGTATTTCGCGGCCGTCTGGCGCGGTGAATCGCAGCCACCAGACGGAACCGCGTTTAAAGATCGACATGCGGGTTGCTCCTCTTGGGTAATCGCCCGCGTCTTGACTCCCTCCAGCATAGCCGCCAAATCCGCAGGGTCAATCCGCACCAGGCGCCCGAGCCGAATACAGGGCAAGGCGCCGGTTTGAATCAGCCGCTCCAGGGTGCGCCGGGAGACGGCCAGTTGTTCAGCCGCTTCGGGCACAGTCAGCAAGGGCATGAGGCGGTTTCCTGTCGCGCTCTGCGTCGCGTGGCTTGTTGGCGATAATGATTCATCCAGGCCAAATCTTCCGGGGTGATGCCGATTGCCGGGGAAAGCGGCGGCTCTGGGGGATGGAGGGGCGGACACGCCGGGCGAGGCCGGGCGGCGATGACGGGCAAGACATCTTCCGGCAAATGCCAACGATAGCGTTTAAATTTCCCACTGTGTTTCAGTTCGCCCTCCTGAACCATGTAGGCGCAAATGCGGGCGATAACTTTTGGGGATTGCTGCGTCCGCGCCGCCAGCTCCGGGGTCTTCAGTGGGCCGGCGCGCAGTAGGGTGAGAATGGTTTGGCGCAACCCCCGGTTTTTTCTTTTCATGCGGCATCCTTTGTGGGGGATTGGGAAGCGGCGTGATGATAGGTCAGTAAATCCACCAGCCAGTATTTATCCGCGCAGGATAAATCCACCTGGGCAGTGTGCTCCTGGATGAATCTCGATAACTGGCCCGGCTGAATCAACCACTCCACCGGGGTGTTACAGCGGGTTTGCCCGGCGCTGCGCGGCTGCGCGTGTAGCCAGCCGTGGCGAATCCAGCGCATGACGGTGTTCGCGGAAACTCCGAGTAATTGCGCTGCGCCTTTTGCGCTGTAATGGTTGACGTTTTCGCCGCGCGTGCGCAGGTTCAGGCGCGCCAGTCGGTTGCCGATGGCTGTCCGGGTTCGCGGCCATCCCTTTTTTCGAAACCGTTTTTGCAGGGCATATAGC